CCAGCTCTTCATTTTTCATTATCTTACCCTCTGATATAATGCCTCACCTAGTCGCCTAGTTGTGAGGTCATCCGCTATTGTGTGCCATTCCCTACGGTTGCTATAGTCTTGTTGTGGTTGCCAAGTGTATTTAACCTCATGTCTTTTGTCTATCCATTTCTGATAATCTAAGTCGAATTGGTATGATTCCTTTACCCCTATTAACTGTAGGTCGTAATCATCTAAATACACGTAATCAGAGCCATCATAATCTGGCTCTATGTCCTCCAAATCAATAGACATAAGGTTGACACGTAGCCAGTCAGACTCTATGCCTAACCAGGCCAGGGCTAAACCGATGATTAAGATTGCAGGTATCATGCCATGACTTTATACCCTCATTACTTTACATGTCAAGTAATGTCCACGTGTGCCAATGTTAAAGATTTATAACAAATCCATAGAAAGTTTGTTCTAGTTTGAGGCTGTTTAGAACGGTTGTGCTATAATAAAAGGAGTGAGGTATAAACTTACCTTAGTTCGGTGGGGGCAATTCACCATATAGAATGGGAGGGCGAGGTGAATCAAAGAGTGTGTGATGCGTAAGGTTACCAGAAACAGGAGCGAGACTAACGGTGAAAAGGATGACACTGTTTCCCAACCCATACCAACTCCTACTATTCCTAATCATCAGTTCATTAAAGCTATGAGTGCCTGTAATAACGCCAATAACTTTACTCCCCTATCTAAACTTAATAGCGAAGATAAAAAACTTGTGGCGAAACTCTTTACAAATAGATATAAGAAACCAACTTCAAAGGAAATAGATAACTTCCCAGACTAAGTTTTATGACTATGACTGAAGCTAAACCAGAATCAAATACTAAACCTGATAAGTTGGAGATAATTAGGGACGAAAAGGGGCGGTTTCTCCCAGGGGCTACTCCAAATCCCTATGGTAGTGGGGGGCGTCCTGTAGGCTCTGTCAGCCTGGTTACCAAGCTCAAAGAGCACTTGGCAGAGCATCCGGAGGACGTGGCTACTATAGTAAAACAGTTTGTAGAGTTGGGGAAACGCCCTAACCTATCTCAACTATCAGCTATAGACAAGCTCATGGACAGGATAGACGGCAAGGTAGCAGAGACACACCGGATTGAGGGTGATATACCTATAAGGTTAGTCTTTGTGCCGGCTACACAGGTACTTAATGAGGCGCACCAGGATGCAAATCTAGGCACACCAAAGGATACGCCCTTGTTATCCGATGGTCAGGGGGGTATCACGGATGGCACTTAAAGGGGATGCCAAGAAGTTATATCAACGTAATTATATGAGGGAATACATGCGAAAACATAGGTTGTTAAGACCCAATGTTAAGACCCAGACAATCCCCCCTTCTTATATAGATGCTGACGGGAATCCTGTATATGATTAAACGCAAGCAAAGTGTTTATATTATAGCTGATGATGTAAGCAAAGCGTTTAAGATTGGTAGGGCTTGGCATCCTGAGTCACGTTTGCGTGAGTTACAAGTTGGCAACCCAAATCAATTGAGAATAGTTGATGTTATCAAGAATGGTGGCAAGAGGTTAGAGAGAGCCATGCATCGTACCTACCATAAGGATAGACTCTTGGGTGAATGGTTCAGGTACCATGTCCCAGGTGAGAAACTAGATGTTCAATGCCGTGATGGTGTGATAAGACAATGGACTATCCCAAGCGTATAACACCAGATAATAACTATTGTGCGCCCCACATCTAGGCTCAAAAGGGGTAATGGGTTTAACCTTATGGACATTAAGGCACTAAGTCTGAGACTAGAGTACATGCCAGGTGGCACACGCCAGTGAATAAATAGGAATCATGCTAAGTAAGATATTAGACGATGGGGGAAGTGGGTCTGGGCAGGGCTTTGAGTTGTATTATTTAGGTCGGCGTACAGAAAATTTTATAAAATGAGCAATATTATGACAAGTGCTTTAAAGGTAGTGTTAGCCCTGGTGCTGGTGCCTATATTGGTAGTAGTGGGGATAGGGTTATCGTTGGTGATATTATTTGGGTTTAGCATGGAGATAATAGATGGACACACAAAGAGGTTCTAAGTGTGTAAGGTGTGGGGGTGAAGATATTAAAGTCTTGGAAGAAGATTTAGTAGTGATGGACATACTCAGCAAGAAGATGCACTTAATTGAGAAGGGTAAAGGTCTTTGTTACAAATGTTCCGGTGAGTGTGAAGCGGTCAATTTATGCAAGCGGTAAAAGAGGTAGTTAGACAGGTTGGGTACACCTCCGTCTTTGAGAGGAACAGGAACTCCAAGGCGAGAACAGTTGCAAATGTAGGGGGGTCTGGAAGTTCTAAATCTCATTCTGTTGCGCAACTAATGATAGATAAGTTCCTGAATGAAAAGGACAAGCAATTTGTTATAGCGAGGAAAACAATGCCTGCGCTTCGCAGGAGTTCTTACGGTCTAATTATAAATTTACTACAGGAATATGGGGCTTACAAGTATTTAGACCACAACAAGACTGATAATGTTATCTCTCATTTACAGAACCATAATTCGATGTGGTTCATGGGGCTTGACGAGCCGTCAAAGGCCAAGTCTATCGCAGGTGGGGTAAGTTACTTCTGGTTGGAAGAGGCTGATGAATTTAATTTAGATGATTATTTATCTTTCAAGTTGCAACTTCGGAGGCCTCCTCATGGTGGGATTAACCAGTGTTTCTTAACCTTTAACCCGATTGATGGGAATGGATGGATTCCCACAGTATTGTTAAAGCAGGATGATGTTGAGCTTATCCACTCTACAGTATTAGATAATCCATTTGCTGACCCTGAGTATGTCAAGTCTCTTATGAAGATGGCGGAGGAAGATGAGAATTACTACAGAGTTTATTTTCTGGGGGAATGGGGAAGGTTAGAAAACCTGATTTTCACAAACTACACTCAGGTAGACTCTTTCCCTGAAACGTGGGATTCCTGGGGGTACGGTCTGGATTTTGGTTATACTCATCCTACGGTTTTAATGAAAGTTTTAAGGTCAGATAACAAATTGTATTGGCATGAATGTATCTGTGAATCTAAGTTAACCAACTCCGATTTAATAGAAAGGTTATCGCATTTTGAACGTGGGGATATCTATGCTGATGGTGCTGAACCGCAAAGAATAAAGGAAATCTCCAATGCAGGATATAATATTTTTGCTGCGAACAAAGATGTGAAACTTGGTATTGATGCCTGTAAAAGACAGACGATACACATAACAAAGAGTAGTACCACTACCCTTAAACAAATTAGGAGTTACAGAAGGAAAAAGGATAGTAACGGAGTAATCCTTGATGAACCCATTAAACTTGAAGATGATACGGTGGATGCAGGGAGATACGGGGTTATGGGTTTGGTATCCCGATTCGGGTTTGCAACGGCTAGACCACATTCTACTGAACCCATTAAGGCTTTAACCTTTGCTGGCTCCGGCGGAGTAAACAATAAGGTGCTTGATAGGTGGATAAAAAGGAATTAGGAGGTGGTCTAAATGAGTAGTAATAAGATTAAACTCCCCCTGCAATGTATTGTTTATGATGAAAATAATGAAGTGCTTGAGTACCATGATTGCAACAGAAATATCCATAATGTCAACGGTATGGCTTTAGAGAGTTACACCTGTGATGATTGTAAGACTCATATTAAAGAGATAGAGGAAATAAACAGAAATGGGGGCATATAAAAAGGATAAGCCAACAGTAGACGAGATTTTGCAACTCTACGATGACGTTAAAAGACGGTATGACGAATCCGGTCTTTTTAACTTGTTTGATGTGGATAACCAGATATATGAACTCGACTTCAGAGAAGCACTAAAGCTCCCTGATGAATTTGAACCGGAAGGTATTGTTCTCCCTACTGCTAGAGATGTTCTTGATAGTTGCGTTGATAATACCGATATTTACAATGTAAGGGTGTGGGTAAATAAGAAGGGCGAGTCCAGAAAATCCGATGAGGAAGCCAACCTTTTAAGAAAGTTCGGGTTAGGTGTACTTTACAGGAACAATGTTGAAGCTAGTATCTCTCCCATCCGTGTAGCGGCTAAACACTACTGGCTACATGGCCTTTCGATTATTAAAGATGTCTGGGATGCCGACAGGTGGGTAGATAGACCTGAGAGAAAAGAGGAAGAGTCTGAAAGCGAGTATGCCAACAGGATTGATGAATGGCGTTCTGGACATCATGATAGCATCCCGATTGTTATTCAAGGTGTAAACCCACGCAATATTATGCTTGACCCCTACTATGACGGAGGGATGTTTGTCTTTGAGACAAGAGAAGAGTTGTGTTTCAATGTCAAGCAGAAGTTCCTCAACTGGAGTAACCCTAATAGTAAAAAGATTACTGACAAGGTAGACCACATTTCATTCTGGACTAAAGATTATAGGTGTGAACTTTATGATAGAGAGCCTGTATTAAAGGTTGGCGGCGGTGTAGCCAAGCACAACTATGGTTTTATTCCCTATGTTCCGATTGATACGGGGTTAGGCAACCTGACATCTGATAACGATTTAAAGAAGCGGTATGTCGGTGTACTGAGATATGTGCGTGAACTGCTTATCTCTGAGTCAAGAGATTATTCCATTGGCGATGTGATTCTAAAGCGCACCGCTTTCCCCTCCGGCTATCTGACTGGCCCTAATGCACAATCCATAGATAGTATATCTATGAAGTTTGGAGAGTATACTGCTTTGCCGGATGGTGTGGAGATTAAAGATTCCACTCCTAAACTACCACCCGATGCTTTGCTTACATGGATGAGTGTTGCATCTAACTATCTTGGTAGCCACGCAGCTCCACCGGCTGTAAGGGGTTTGGGCGAAACTGGTGTCCGGTCTGGTGCTGACAGACGTTTAATTATAGCTCAGGCTTCTACACGTTATCAGTATAGTAATGAGGCTTTTAAGCATGGTGTAGCTAAAGTCCTGTCTAACTGCGCTCGTATCATGAAAAACGTAGTCCCTGGGGATATAAATGTCTGGGCGAAAACTCCGACTGATGAGTTCGATATTGAGATTAAGAAAGATAAGATGCACGAGCCGTTCACTTTCTATGTGGAGTTTGCCCCTGTCAGCGAAGAGGATGAGTATACACGCCATGATGACCTTGAGAGACTTTACAAGAGTGGTATGGTAACAAAGAACTGGGCCAGAAAACAGATGAGTAATGTTGACCCGATTGCTATGGAAGAGGAAGAGGAGATAGAGAGATTAAAAGCCGACCCTGGTGTGCAGCAACTTGTTTCACAGTACTTAGCCGGTAAGATGGCGGCAGCAATTAGTAAGAGACAGGCGGCAGACTCTATCAACGAACCACAACCAGTAGTGCCATCTGGAGTAATGGGAGGTGGTGGGATAATCCCACCGAATATGCAGGAACCTGGGAGACAGGTATCACCACCGATACCCAACGCAGCTGTTCCTGGTGGTGCTCAGGATATGCAAAACAAACTGAAACAGATGAGAAGCCAAGCCTCGATAAACCCCATGCAGGGGATTGGTGGTGGAGGTAATAGATGAATAGGCTAAATCAGGTAGTTGATAGAGTTATTGAGGCCAAGTTGAAGGCCGTTGACCGTATTGTTGAGGAAATAATTGACCCTGTTGGGGATGTCGGGAATCCCGAAAAGTTGATTGGTAAGAAGTATGAGCAATGGTCACCTGATGATGTAGGCAGGTTATCTCAGGTCTATGGTACTGGAGATAAGACACCCCTAGCCAATTTAGTATTCAAACACATCTATGAAAAGGTGAAGCAACTGGAAGCGGAGGGACTGTAAGATGGCAAATTATTATGGTGATTATGGTGAATGGCTTGACCCAGTTTCGATTGGTGCTGCACCTCCCCCACCTCCTCCCCCACCTCCACCTCCCCCCGCACCAACGACTCCAAGTGGGGCAGGTATTGGGGCAGGGGTAGGGATTGTTGGTGGGAGCAATACATATAATTTCGGGGCATCTCCAGCATTACCAGTAGCCCCTTCCAAGATGTATTATGGTGATTTTGGGGAAGCATTAACCGCAAATAATCAGAATAGGCTTACCCCATACCAAGCTCCGGTTACGTCACTTAATTACACGTATGGGAGCAGGCAGGGGGATACTACAGCCACAGCAGTTAAACAACCTACTGGGGCAACCACTCCTAAATCCCAATCATCGGGGCAACCTACAAGCGGTTTGACTTTACAGCAGGCTCTTAGCCAGGGGTTTGCTACCGGCAGGCAGGTGGTCTACGACTTTATGGCACAATCCTACGGGACAATGCCAAAGGGGCAGCCCCTACCCCAAAATATGGTTCCTTACAGCGAAAGATACAATGTGAGACTACCCTCTGTATCCACAGACCAAGCACAGGCGAATGCTGCATTAGACAAACTTCTTGGAACAGATACCGGCAAGGATGCAAGCAAGGATACAGACACTGACAGGGATACAGAAGGGAAACCACAACTTGAAACATTCGGGGGGCAGCAGGGGTATTGGTCTTTTGGTTCTAGTGGGTGGCAATTCAATCCAATACAGAGCACCTCTTTCCAGACAGCACCTCCAGCACCCCATGACCAGGGGCAGGAGTATACAGATTCAAAGGGTAATACATGGATGATTGATTATGACTATGATGCCAGTGGGCGGGTCTGGGACAGGAACG